GGCCAGGACGTGGACGTCGATCGCGAGCGGATTGATGCTGTCCCGGCGGACATACACCTTGTCCGGCTTGCCGAACTTGGCCGGCAGGGTCAGGATGCGGGCGATGTAGTCTTCCCGGGTGACGACGCGGTTCTGGGCCGCGAAGAATGCCGAGGAGTTCGCCTTGATCTCTCCGATCGTCTCCTCCGGGGCGCCGCCGTCCGTCTTCTGGATGTTGATGCACTCCAGTGAGTTGATGACCGCCGCCTTCTTCAGGACGTCCAACGTCGTTGTCGAGAAATCCATCTGGGCGTTGGTCACCGTCTTGATGGTTCCCGGGGCGACGTTCGTCTGGGATCCGCCGCCGACACGGTAGGTGACCGTCAGCGTCGTGTTGTACGGACTGAGCCCCAGTGTCTCTGTCTTCAGGAAGTTCTGGGGATCGATGGCGTACGAGGCGAAAGTCCGACGACCAGCCAGCGGGAGTGCGTAGTCGGCCAGGTTCGGGATGAGCTCGTCGTCGAAGTTCTGGCCGTCTCCCGAACCGAAGATCAGAGAGGTGGTGCTGTCCGTCGGGTCCCGATCCGTGATGAAACGACGGGGGACGGCCACCAGCTTGAGCAGGTAGGGCACGTCCGTGTTGTCGGTCGGGTCCGAGTTCACGTCGGCGTCGAACACTGCTTCCTGGGCCAGGTAGTCCACCTCGGTCCAGCTGTTCCCCTCGGAATCCCACACAGCGAGGACCTCGATCACGTCCGGATTGCTGAGCTTGATCTCGAGGAACTGCTGGAAGGTCGTGAGGACGAAGGACTCGGTGATCGTCTGACCGGCCGTGATCTCCATGTCCTTGCGGATGGCGAAGTGGGTCGGGAGTCCGGTGGTCGAGTCAAACTGGGAGCCCGTGACGAGGCGAGGATAGTCGGGGCTGGAGGCGCTGAAGATGATGTCGTCGAGTGTCTCGAAGACGGTGTTGCTGGGTCCCTGTACCTGTGCGCCGGCCCGAAGGATCGGCGAGTAGCTGTCGTCCGGGATCGTCTGTCCGTTGATGGTGATGGCAGGGACCTCGACGAAGAACGTCTCCTTGCCACGGGCGGCGCGCTTTCCCTGCGGACGGTAGCCGAGAGACTTCGCGAACGAGACGACGTTCTCGATTTGCTGGGCAGACTCCTGCTTCACCTCCTCGAACTGCATGTCCTGGTAGAGGGACAGGATGTCGCCGATGAACGCCTGCATTTCCAGGACGGCCATGCCGGGAGACGACTCGTTGAAGTCCTGGAAGACGCCCGAGTGGTGCGCCTGCGAGAACTGCATGAGGTCCCGCTTGAACCCCTGGAAGTCCTTGTTCAGGTACTTGACAGTCTGGTCCTTGGTGAAGGCGGTCTTGTTCTGCTTCGGTGCCGGCATCTAGCTTATCCTCCCGGGGCGGGCACGACCTGGAACAACGACGCCACGTTCGTCGGCTTGCTGACCAGGCTGAACTTCATCTGGACTCCCACGCCGTTCGGAGGCACCCTCGCGTCCTCTTCGTGAAAGTAGATTACGAGCTCCCTGAGCCTGACGAACGGCATCCACTTCTGGAGCTGGTCGGCGACGCGGTCAGACATCTTCTGCCTGAGCACGTCGTTTCTCATCGGCTCGAAGAGGAACTCCACGAAGTTGCAGCCCAGGTGGAAGTGCATGGGCCGGTCTCCCCAGTTCGTGACCAGGAGGGACCTGATGTTCTGCTTGGCCGCTTCCACCTCGTCGTCCGTGTAGGCGAGGAAGCCAAGGGAGCCCGTAGACTGGGCGAACGGAACCGTGAACCCGATCGGCATAGATCAGGCCACCGGAAGCGTCGCCACGACGGGCGGGACGGATGTAGTAGTCGTCTGGTACATGAGGCTTGTCGTAAAGGTAAATAGCTTAGACGCAAGCTTGTCTGCCGCATCATGGGCAGTCACGCTCTTGTCGTTGGAGAGAGAGACAAGCATCGAGGCCAGATCCGCCGTCAGTTGAGCCGCCAGACTGGGCAATTGTGCAATGGTTGCAGGCGCTAGCGGGTTTACCGGGATGAATCCGGGACCGGCGATCGTCGAGGGAGACCAGTAGGCGACCAGGCCCGGTCCCCAGCCGGCGAAGAGCGGCAACGTCAGAGACTGCTGCAGAGCCGACTTCTGGGGCGGAGACACGAATGAAATCGGGGGAGTCGGGAATCCAGCCTGGTTGATCCAGTCGTCGTAGGCTCCGGCAAGAGCGGACGCGGCGTCGTCTGAGATCTTCGGGGTGACGTCTGACCCCTTCCCGTCCTGGATCTTCTTGTACGCGTCCTCTATCTTTTGGGTGAGGGCGGCCTGGACGAGAGGCATGTCACTGCTCCACCTTCTGCTTCCATGTCTGGAACTTCTGCTTCAGGGCGACGTCCTTGGGAACAGAGGCGGGACCAGCCTGACCCGGCGACGACGGTCCGACACCGGTCATGTGGTTGTGGTTCTCATCGAAGTCGATCAGGGCCTGGAACATGTCCTCCCACGGCGCCTCACAGCCGCCGGTCAGGTGGACCTTCGGGGAGTCGATCTTCACCTCCGACCCGTCCAAGGTGAGCTTGGTCTTGTCGATGAAGACCTTGCAGGTGGACTTGTCCATCTCGATGGACGCCTTGTCTCCGATCTTGATCGTGACCTTGGTGTCGTCCATGAAGATGTAGTTCTTGCCCGTCTCGATGGCGACCTTGATGTCCTTGCGGTACATCAGGCGGACGGAGTCGGACTTGAGGATGGCGGCCGGGAGCCCCTTCTGCTCCTTCTCGACGCTCGTGATGTCGAGGTTGGCGTCCGGGTCTGTCTTCATCGACAGGTACAGGAACGAGGAATCCTTCTTGAAGTCCGGGTCGCCCTTCTTGTCCATACGACCGGCGATCAGGTGAGCCGAACCTGCACCCTTCCCTTTGGCGCCGTTGTCGGCGGAACCCTGCCCGTCGTCGACGGTCGCCGGACCGTTCTTGGCCCGGTCGCGTCCCAGGATAAGACAGCTATTGTTGGAACCGTGGAGGACGTAGTCACCGACTCGGGACTGAAACGGAGGGACGTCCTCCTCGACCATGTCGTACGACATCAGCCGCCACCGCCGCCGGACTTGGTATCGTCGAACTTGTCGGCCAGGCGTCCGTCCTTGATGCCGGACATACTGGCTTCCAGCTCCGTGTTGTACTTCGGCTGAGCCCCGCCACCGGTGTCGCCAAACTTCGAGGCCAAGGTGTCCGAGTCGTCCGTCTTGTAGGTGCTCTCGCCCAGCGTGTAGTTGAATCCCTCGTGTCCGGGCATCTTCCCGATCCACAGCCCGTGGGTCAGATTGCTGTCCTCGAACATGACGTACACGTGCTCTCCTGGCTTGACCGGGACCGAGATGTGTTCCGGGAAGAACGGCCAGAAGACCTTGAGGTTCTGGTCGGCGAGGAACTGGTCGCGACCTCCGCTGAGGACACGTGCCTTGATGGAGTTCTTGGGATTGACAGGGCCGACCTGCGCCTTCGCCTCGAACGATTGACCGTTGGGAAGGACGTGCTTGACCTTGTCGTTGGACGCCGGCGCCGGGTTCTCGAGCTTTCCGCCAACTATGTCGACGGCGACGACAAGCGCCCGGAAGAGGACGGGCATACCTTCGCTACGCTCGACGATCTCGCCACGGATGTACTTCTGCAGCAGCTCCGCGAGGAACGAGTCCGGACGACGGTAGAGATCGTTAAACCTTGGGAACGGCATCCTTTCCGGTCTCTTGCCAGAGACCCCTCTTCTTCAGCTCTTCCACCAAGTTGGCCGCCTCGATGCGGTCCTTGGCGATGTTGTTCAACGTGGGCGCGACCTGCTTGAGATTGCGGTCGAGACGTTCCAGGACGGTATCCAGGCGACTCTTGACCTCGTCATCTGTCACGTCCGAGTAACCCGGCATCAGTTCGCCCCTTCGTCCTCGTTCTCGATCTCGTCGAACATCGTGTCCGCCTCGTCCTCGTCGAAACCGTCGTTCTTCTTGTCCTTGACGGTCTCCTTCTTGGCGCGGAGCTTCGCGAGCTCGATGAGCAGCGAGTTGTTCTTGGTGAGCTCGCCCGTCAGCCTGGCGAACTGTTCGGAGAGGGAGATCTTGGCGAGAGGGTCGATGTCTTCGCCGACAGACACGGCCTTGTTCAGGAGGTCGGTGAACTCCTTGATCTTCGCACGATCTTCCTTTAGGTTGTCGTGCGCCTCGTCGATGAGGTCTTCTGATTGCTTCGCCATTCCTCGCTTTCTCCGGTCGTCAGGTACCTGTCCTTCCACTCCGCGAACAGGCCCTTGATCTTCTTCAGGTTCACCACCACCTGCTTGGTGTTCAGCCCGGTCATCTCCCGGAGGTACAGGTAGACGGCCTTCTTGTTGTAAATAGAGACTAGATCGGAGTTTCGCATAAGGAAGATGACCGCCTCGAGGACCTGGGTCTCGGTCTTCTTGGTGAGCTTCTTCCTCCAGGATTCCAGCTCCTTGTAGAAGGCGACCCAGAACTCCCGCTCCTCCACCTTGTCCTCGTGCGGGGACATCGTGAAGCTGGGGTCGGAACGGACGGCCTCGTGGTCTAGGTCGTAGTACAGGTCCGACTCGAGCCGGTTGCGCTTGTTCTTCTCCCGGGTCTTCTGGATGAACCAGTTCTTGGCGATCACGTTGAAGTACGAGAAGCCCTTGGTGCCCTTGGACGGATCGTACTTTGGGATCATCTCGTACAGGTTCGCCAAGCAGTCCTTCTTCAGGGTCTCGACGTCGTCGATGCTGAAGAAGCCGTACACGTAGATCAGGTTCTCGACCAGCTTCTCGAAGGCGGGCCGGATGTGGGTGTCGAAGATCTCGTGCTTCTCTTCCACAACGGTGGAGGCCAGAAACTGGGCGAGGTACTCGTCCGTCTGCTTGGTGAAGTACTGTGCCATCTTCTCTCGTAACCTTTCTAGCCAACCGCGACGGGCGGCTTGGGGGACGTGATCTTACGGATCTTGCTCCCGGTGAGTTCCTCGAAACGCGAGAGAAACTCGTCGAACCTGGCCGACATGGTCGCCATGTTCTTGTTTGCGTCCATGATCTCTGGCGCGTTCGAAAGGACCGGAGTGTTGGTCAGCTTGTCGAAGTACGCCATGTTCGTCTCCAGGTCGTCACCCAGGTAGTTCACCAGGTCGTCGAACTGGAGGAGCTTCCTGCTCGCCTTGACCAGCAACCAGATCGCGACCGCGGCGGTGGCCGTGCTCAGGACCAACAGGACGCTCAATACTACGACGATCATCTCTTCCCTCCCGAGTACCCGTCCTTTGCCCACCCGCCGCCCTTCAGGGCGAACGAGGTGGACTGGATCAGCCGGTACATGTTCTGCCCGCACGAGGGACAGGGATAACCCGGCTTGTCCTTGATCGACTGGACGACCTCCATCGTCTGCTGACAGGGGTCACAGCCGTAGACGTACGTGGGCATCAGCCGTCCCAGCTCTCGTCCACGCCCTCCCGCCGGGCGACGTAGTCCGACGTGAGCTCTAGAGCCCCGTCGACTTCTTCCATCTCCATGTCCCGCAGGGCCTGCGAGATGTCGATGCCCTGGGCCAATCCCTTCTGCAGGATCCCCACGATCTCCACCAACGCAGTCTTTCCAAGCTTCAAGGCCATAGGTGCTCCTCCTTAACGTCCATTATATCATAGGTCCACGACAGAAGTACCAAACTTTTGGACCACCTGTGCGGCACATGAGTTGGCGAACTTCACCGCCGAGCGGACGTCCCGTGTCTTCAGCGTACAGAATGCCATGGCGGCGGTGTGGGTGTCGCCACAGCCGGTGACGTCCTTGGCCATCACTCGAATCACCGGGAACTCCTCGGAGTGATTTGTGTAGGAGTCGCCGATGATCACACCAGGGGAGAGAGTCCGCTTCACCGACTTGGTGTGGTCACACATGATGAGGGTCGAACCCTCCCCACCACGGGTCACCACCACGTACTGGAAGAACTCCGTGAAGTTCGGGTAGAGCTTGTTGGAGACCTGGGCCGAGTACTCTTTCTCGTTCACCTTCAGGATGTTCATCCCGTCGAAGATCCGGAGGTCTTCACGCTTGGAGTCCACGATGGTCAGGGGCGCCAGCTTCTTGAAGACGCTCACGACGGCCGGAGTGATCGTCCCCTTGTCGTAGTCCGAGAAGATGACGCAGTCGAACTGCTGCTCCCAGTAGTCCATCATCATCTCGAAGAACTTCACCTCGGCGACGTCGAACTTCTGGAAGTTGTCCAGGCGCATGACGAAGTTCTTGTTCTCGTCCACGAACCGACGCTTGATCATCGTCTCGTGACCGAGCATCCGATCGTTCTTGATTCCCAGCTCCCGGAGACGGTGGATGACGACCAGCGACCCGCATATGCCGGCGAGGTGCACCTCCACCTCGTCCTTCCCGATCGCCTTCAGGTTGTGGGCCACGTTGGCCGCGCCGCCGAGACGGTACTCCTGACGAAGCTCGTCCCAGACCGGGATCTTCGCTTCCTCGGCCTGCCGGGTCGTCTTGACGTGGGTATACTGATCGAGCATGATGTCGCCGACCACCAGGACCTTGTAGACCTTCTCAGGAGTTTCCACGGATCTTCTCCACGATGTTGGTGGTCGAGTTGCCTTCAAGGTACGGGCAGGTCACGACCAGCGCCAGGTCCCGTCCCACCACCTTGTTCGGGTCGTAGTCCCCGCCCTTCACGATGACGTGCGGCTGGATCGCCTTGATGAGCTCGTAGGGCGTGTCCTCGTCGAACGTGATGACGTGGTCCACCATCCTGAGGTGGATCAGCACGAGGGCTCTCGTGGTCTCGTCCAGGATGG